CTTCTGCATTAAAATCTTCTATTTCATTAACTGCTATGCCTCCAATTAATTTACCAGCAGCAGCACCAGATGCTCTATTACCAGTTTTTAATTTTAATGTTTGTCGAAGCATTGCATCTGCGCATGTTGTAATAGAATCAATTACAATAGTTTTATATGGACACTTGATTCTAAACTCTTCTAATTTAGCAGCAGCCTTAGTCCAATCTTCATAATCATCATAATGCACCTCATCTGGATTAATATTCCATTTCTGTATTGGAATAGATAAAGCATTCATCTTTCTATCATAGCTAAAAAAGTAAATTGGTTTGGGATATGATAATGCAGCAGTTGATTTCCTGGTTCCTGGATCTCCTTTAAATAGACTGAAATGTATATCATGATTAATCGTTGACATTGTAGGCATTTTTATAGCTCATCTCGATAATATTGATCTTTCATTTGACCACGCATTGATTCATAAATTGCTAAATTTCTATCAACTACAGCAATCATTTCTTTTACATATCCATCTGGATCTTTAATATGTTCAAGAAGTTTCTTAAGTTTGATTAAATCTTTTTTAGTCATTATAATTTATCCAACAAGAAATCTTCAATAGTTTTAACTGAACCTGATTTCTTACTTAAGCATCCGCAGTGAGGCTTGGATAATCTAACTGATGCCTTATTCATATAGAAAATATTACCACAATAATTACAAATAGATTCCCTACCAACTACTAATTCGGGAAATGTATGATGAGTACATCCGGGTAGGGAACATTTGTATTCTTCCCTACGCTTAATTCCTATGCGAATGCGGATGTATTTGTGGATGTGCTTGTTCATGATTATTTCTTATTAATTTTGTCGATAAATTCCTGCGCGACTTGTGTTGCTTTCTTAAGATTCTCAACTAACTTAATTCCGTCTTCTTCTAATTGCTCAAAAAGTAGTGGAATATATTCAATTACTTTAATTCTTAAATATCGAGGTGCGCTGAGCCAGTGCCAATATTGAGTATCTTCATGAATATAAAATCCCCATTTACTTTCAATTCGACCATATCCAAATTTAGTTTTTAATTTTAAATTAGGAATTTCAATTTCTGATTCAACCCCTAATTTCAAGTTATTTATTGAATCTTCAATATTTTTTAATTGAATAGTAAATGAGTCAGTTAATTCATTCAACTTTCTAGCTGATACAATTAAGTTACTCATTGAGATTTTAACTTTTGCAATATCAATCATTGTTAGAAATATCCCATTTTGAACCAACGCGAAAGTTGATTTTTAACATTTCTTCTCTCATACCACGATCATTATTGCATACATCTTTTCGATAAAACTCACATTGACCAAATTTGTTTTCACAGTTATTATGATTTGGTGGAAAGTATCCTGCTTCAGTATATGCAACTAACATTCGAGCATAATGTGGAACTGTTTCAAATTGCCATTCGGCTAATCTATCTGAGGTATAACTGATAATATTTCGAGTAAACTTTTCTTCTGGCTTAAGTGATTTTTGAAATCCAATCTTATTAATCATTACATTTCTACTGTGAAGTAAGATACAATGCCCCATAAATTGATTACTCATGGACATAGTATCTCTGCGTTGCTTCATAGTTTTGTGGTCAACTGACATAATACCCGCTTGAGAATCTATGATTAAATCGAATTTAGCTTTCCATTTAATTGCAATATCATCATCTTCGTAAATCTTTATTTCTCGAACTTCTTCTGACGCTAGTACGGTAAATGAATCATTTCGCCAAAAATCAAAATACTCATGCATCGTTTCAAATACGAACTTTGAACCAATATTATTCTTATCTGATTCTTCTGGGATATTTTGGGCGAAATCGTCAATATCATCACCATGAATATACTTATTTTTATCTGCTGGCCCATTGATAAATTCATTACCAGCATCTAATCCGCGTTGAATTGATTTTTCGCGCGAATTACCTTCAATTAATCCTTTATTATACCATTCAAGGATAATATGAACTAAAGAACCACAAGAAATTGCATTTGACTTACCTTCTTTTGATACTAAGGATTGATTGAATCTAAAATCCATGTATCTTGCACATGACATTAAAGAAGATAAAATTGTTGCATCTAAGACTACAAATTTCTTACTCATGATTAATTAATCGACTTCTTTCTTGGATCTTCTATTAAAGCATGAGGATGTTCTGAATGAGTCATAAGATAATTTAGCACCATACATGTAGCACAAGTATTACCATATACAGCGACATTATTATCTAATTCAATAAAAATAACTGCAAATGCACCCAGTTCTTTTAAATACTTTTCATGCAGAATTTGAACTTCTGCTAAGTATTTTTCTACGTTAGTCATCTGAGAATTTTCCAACCAAATTATCTAAAATCAAATCTTTAGGATGCTTATGCAATAATTCATCTTCTATCTTGCCTCTACATTCATCACACATATTAGCATCTCTATCATTATTTCTAGTTGGGCATAGTGATGTCTGAATATTACAATCATATTCTTTATTGCAATACTTGCATTGATGAAATTTTATGTAGCACATTTTTAAGTCTCAATAATTGAACAATTCTTTTTTAATTCATTATAAAAATGTGACCAATAAGCATTCTTTTCTTTAGCAGTATATGATGTGCTAAGTCTTTTTAGATGTTCATTAAATGCTAATTTCAAATGTTTTAGTTCTAGTTGCTCAATTTTCTTAGTCATCTTTATTCACCGAAAAAGTTTTACTACAAACTGAACAATAAAACATAATCTTGACAATTAAATTTTTAACTGGTACTTCATATAACTTTTCTATCATTGATAAGTTATCGTTTTTGCATGAAGGGCATTGGATTTGCATTTGGAAAAATTATCTCCTTCTTCTAACAATTTCTAGAATAATATCTTTTGTTACAGCACTTTCATCAAAACTTGCTTTTACTTCTTTATCCCAGGATGCTTGAAATGCAATTCTTTTATTCTCAACTATTCCATCTAGAATTGTATCAATTGTATCATCACCATGAACATATGTTGCAACTACAGCAGTAGAAGTCTGACCAATTCTAATAAATCTACCTTCTGCTTGTTCTTCGTTACTTGCGTTCCATTGTCTTTCGTGCATTATGCAATCAGAACAAGATTGTAAGTTAAGACCTTCACCAGAAGCTAATGTGCTTGCGATTAATAGGCGATATTTATTACCATTAAACTTTTCTTGGCAAGTAAATCTTTCTTCTGGTGACATTGCCGATGATAAAACCAAAGGCAAAGGAAGATAATTTTCCATGCAATAGGTTTTTAATTGATTCTCTATTAATCTCGCGCACTCTTTATGATGTACGAAAATAGTAAGTTTTCTATCTGTCTCGCTTAGAAAATCCTGTGCTAACTCAACTGTAGAAGGAATTTTTGCAATGCCTACAATCTGCTTCATTTGCATCAGAATTGTATTCATTGCTTTCTGAGTTTCAAATGAATCCTCTGTTCCTTCTAACAATGCATCATTAAATATCTGGACTAATTTGTCTTCTTCTTCTTTGTATGCAAGGCGAGCAGATTTTGGTACCTCGACTAAAAACTTATGTCTGCTGATAATTGGTAATTCTGGCATTACTTCTTCGCGTTCGCGACGAATTAGGATATGTTGAGTTTTCTCTTTAAATTCTTTTGGTTTTGCTATGCCACCAGTTACAAGTTTATTACCCTGATAATAATAACCAACTTCTGTATTGATGAAATGTTGGTAATTATGAAACATTTTCGCGTCGAGCATATTCAAAACCGTAAAAAATTCTGGCCCTCGATTTTTCCAGGGAGTTCCAGAAGTAGGAATAATTTTATCTACTTGTTTAACTATAGTTCTTAGTGCTTGAGTCCTAGCAGCTTGAGGATTCATTATTGCTTGACATTCATCAAGAATTATGCATTTAATGCCAATAGAAGTTATTTCAGCTAAATCAATCTTCTTGAGTAAATCGTATGATGACAAGTAAGATTTAAAACCAGGAAATAATTTATCAGTTCCCTTTTTTAGCACCTGTGGAAAATAACTGTCACCTAAGATTCTAGTTATTTCTCTGCAATGCTGATATTTAATTCCTGCTTTAGTTACCCATAGAAAAGGAATAGCAGATGGATTTAATTTTAAATAAGCTAATGCTTGAATAGTTTTTCCAAGACCTTGCTGATCAAATAATCCAAATCTACCATTATATTTTTCTATGAGAGATGCTCCAGTTACTTGAAAATCATATAACTTATGAGCATTGCATTTTAAACAAGTTGTACGATTTTTCTCTAATCCCCATTGATGATTGCAGTTATTATCACCA